ATGGCCGTAGGGGCTTTCAATGTCGGTGGGCGCCCACTGCCCCTTGGGGGTCTGCTCCCCCTGCACCGGGTTCCCCTGCCGCTCACGCACGTTGTAATAACTGCCCGTGCGAATGTTCTGGCCCACGTCGGAACCGGCGGACACGGCCCCCACTGTTCGCATGTATTGGGCGAACGTCGCGTTGCCCTGCTCCGGACCCAGTTCAGTCACGAACGCCATACGCAGCGGTTCGGCGTTGTACCAATAGGCGCCACCGACCTTAAGCCCGGCCTCGGCGACCGTCCGCATTTTGGCGCGTATGTCGGGGTCGGTCGTCGCATCGATGATATGCTGGGGCAAGCCCTTGCGGCGACCGGCGTCCGGGTCGATGCGGGATAGTTCCGTCTGCGGCACGCCGGGCACACGCCAGGTGTCCGAGAGGTCGAAAACATTGCCGGACTTGACGACGTTCTCGCCGCCCGCGCGAACCTGTGCCTCGGATACCGGGCCGGTGTTGGTCGAGGGGATGATGTCGCCATAAGCGGGGAGGCCCAGGCTCTCCAAGGTCGTGTCAGCGTTGGAGCCCATGCGGCCCCTGGTGGCGACCGCGGCGGTACGCGTGACCGGGTTAGCCCAGATGGCGTTCCTGGTCGGAGCCTTGTTGCTGCCGATGCCGGGGATTGGCACGCCCTCGGCGGCGGCGACGTATGGCTCGCCGGGCGACACGTAAGGCGGCTCGCCCGGTGCGTATTCCGGCACATTCGTCATCCGCGTGGCCATGCGCGGGGGCACCGGGTTGCCGCGAACGCCCCTTACGGAGCCGATGCCGAGGGCACCGATGTCGCCGGGGCCCAGACCCATGGCCGGGTTGTCGAAGCGGGCCACGCCCTGCTCGGTTAACTGCCCGGTATAAGGATTAACGAACTGCCCGACCAGACCGGCGTAGTTGGTCGGCTGTGGCATTCCCATCGACTGGAGCGTCTCGGTGCCCACCGGATTATTGGGGTTCCAGATCGGCGCCGTGGGCCGACTGCCCTGCATCTTCGCGAGTTGCGCCGCCATCCATTGGCCGACCGCGTCCGCCCCGGCGCCGATGGACGGCGCGCCGACGCTCGTATCCGCCCCGTCCGTGGTCCAGGGAGCGGCGTAGGCGGCGGCGCGGGCCAGCGGGTTGTCGCTGTCCGTGTCACCGTAAGAGAGGGCGTTACGGGCCACCGGAGGCCGCTCCGTTCGCCGTCCCGTTCACCGGCACCGGCGGCGCCAGCGTCTGCTGCAACTCGCTCTCGTTCGCCGCGTGCTGCTGGAGAACGGGGTGCAACTCGGTCTGGAGCATGTCGGAGACAAGCTGTCGAACGACCACCTGAAGCGCAATGGGATCGATGCCGCCGACCACGTCGAGGCGCTTCGTCTCGGCCTCGTAATCTTTAATCGCCAGTTCCGCGCTCTTGTCCTTCGCCGACTCTTGCGCGTGAACAAGCTGCGCCTTGAGCATCGCGATCTCGGCGTCCGCCTTCTGCAGCAACCCCTGCGCCTGCTGCTGGGCCTGTTGCGCCTGTTGCGCGATCTGCTGCACCTGCGGGTCGGGACCGGCCTTGTATTGCGGCGGCAATCCTCGTTTCAGCCGGTCAGCCAGTTCGTCAGCGCCGGGAAAGTCGCTGTTGGTGGCCCAGAAATCACCGACAACCTGGAACGCGGCCGGGTTCTGTTGCATGATCTGGCTGAAAGCGTTCGCCGCCTCCTGCCGCTGCGTGCCGTAGCTCGGCCCCACGTCGGCCTCAACGTCATAAGTCCCGACATTCGGGTTGAATATCACGGTCGGATCAGGTCTTGCCGGGTCTTCCTGTTGTTCCTGTGCCTCGGCCTGCGAAATCGGCCCGATCGTTGGCTCCGCCTGGACGCCCGGCGGTTGATTTTGCCCTTGCTGCTGCGGCGGCGGTTTCTGCTGGCCGATGAACTGGTGCGCCTCGTCAGCATTCGGCACCACCACGGCCTTGTTCTCGGTCCCGTCCTCGGCGAGCGTCATCACCACGCGCCGCACGTCATAGATTTTCGGGATCAGGTCAATCAAAATCCGGCCTACCTGCCGGATCGCCTTGGCCTGATTGTCGATGTAATGATACGTCGCCGTATCGCCCTGACGCTGCCGCTGCTGGATGGCCACGCCAGACCGTTCGTTGCTCGGCATCCCCAGTTCGGCCTGGTATTGCCCGGTGACGCTCATCAGATCCTGGCGCGCGATGGTCATGCCCTGAATGTAGGCCTGCGCCATGGTCGGCGGCTCGACGCGCGCGGGCGGCGGGATCGTCTTCCCGGCTTCGTCCACGCCATTGTAGACCAGCACGCTGTAATTCTTGACGTTCGCGGTGGCCCACTGCTCCGTCCGATTCTCGATCGCATCGGCGCGGGCGATGTAGGGCGTCTTCGTCTGTAGCGCCACCTGTTCGACGGCCGCCGACGCCCAGTAATTGTAGATTCTCTGCGCGTCGATCTGGCTGCGTGTGTGGCCCTTGCGGTCCATCACGCCGTCGATCACCGTTTCCTCGCCGATAACGGGCACGATCGGGATGTACTTCCCAGGCCAGTCCCTGCGATCAATAATCTTGTCGCCGGCGATCTTGAACCACTCGATCTCGGGTTCACTGACATCCCGCGACTTGACGATGCGTTTCTTGATCTCGTCGCGCAGTTCCTCGGGGATTTCGTCGTCGTCCACGACCGCGCCATTGTCCAGCATGTGAATCGTGCGGTTGGCCTCGCCCCGGCGCCAGTATTCCGCGATCCTGACGTGGTCCTTGTCGTTCCACCCGTCCGTCTTGTCGAACGTGGCCGGCGCGGTGTTGTCCTCCTCGCCGTATTCTTCCTCGTAACGATCTCTCGGAACGTCCGAGAACACGAACGCGAACGCGGCGTCGCTTTTGTCATACAATTTGCAATCCGGGTCCATGTAGACGCAGCGCGGATCGGGCACGCGGCGAATGAACAGGTCGAGGTCGAAACTCTGGTCGTCAACATAGTCCGTCTCGACGCGGACGTAGCCCATGCCGCTCTCGACCTGATGATAGGTCGCCGTGGAATACGCATCGACCGCCTTGGAGGTGTATTCAATGCGGCGGATGATACCCGAGAACACCTGCGCGGCCTCGTATGACGCCCGGCCGCCGGTCGGCGTCACCTTGATCTGGGCCTTGTTCTGTCTCGCGTCGTTCACGACCTGGAGGTTGTGCTGGCGCACCTGATTGTAGGTCAGCGACGGGCGGGAACCGCGCTCCGTGCGGACGTTGGTGTCCCACTGCCACATATTTTGCGAATCACCGTTGGCGAACTTGATATCGAACAGCGCCCGCTCGCGCCATTGCCGTTCCCACGCCTCGCAGCGGTCAAACCGCGTCTTCGCCTCGCGGATGGTCTCGGCGTCGTCACGGGCCATCGACGCGGGTCCATTCCACGGTGGCGACGATACGCCAGATCGACGTATTTCCGGTGGGCGGCGTGAAGGTCAGATTGTAACCGGCGTTGACGGTATCGGCGGCCTCGGAAATGACGATCCCGGCCGTCGTGCCATTACTCTGCGTGATCGGCGTTCCCGGTTTATAAACCAACCCGCTCGCGCCGACGCGCCAGATCAGGCCCATCGGCTGCGTCCATGCGAAGTAATTGTTCCCGGCCTCATCCATCGCGATCAGTTGCGCTTTGAGCGCGTTGGCCTGATTGCTGAAAGTCAGATTGCAGACATTGCGGATACCGGACGCGAGGCCGTCCGCGGTCAACCTGACTGGCGTCGTATTCGGGGCCGAGACGGCGCGAATGATCTGTCTGGTGTGTTGAGCGTGACGGCCAGTGGAGATATTCCCACCGGCATGGACGCTGGCCGCGAACAGTTCGGCGGTGGCATTGTATCCGGTCGCGACGCTGTAACTGCCGAGGGCGAGGTTGTTGACGCCGTTGAGCACGCCGGCGCCGATGCCGGACGCGGTGTTGCCGGAACCGCCCGTCACGACCGAATCCCAGCCCGACGCGATGTTGCCCGATCCGCCGCTGATCACGCTCGTCAGGCCGCTGGCGACCTGGGTCGGATCATCGCGGCTGGCTTGCAGGTCAACCGCGCGAATGCCTCGGTTATTACCACCTAGCACCGAGTTGTCGGGAATGTGCGCGGACACCGCGTAGCCGGAAAACGGGTTGCTGCCATCACCGGCAAACGCCAGAGCCGGGGCAGCGTTATCGGCGCCGACGCGAACCGATGCTCCCGCCCCGATGATCGGAAAGGGCGCGCCGTTCTGCCGGTCAAGAAACTCTATGACGCAGGCCAGGGCGCCGCTGGTGAAACCGCCGGTATCAGTGCCGGCGAACACGGAAGCGCCGCCCATGTGGAAGAACTTATGGAACCGCGCGCCGCCGTTATGCGGATCGAGCGTGCCATTGCAGACCAGCACGTTACCGGGGCCGGAGCCGATTTTCTGCGGAGTAATGTTCTGGTGGAAATTGTGATCGCTGTTGTTGCATACGCAAAAGTGACCGTTATTGTAGACGCCCTGAAGGTCGTCGAACCAACAGAGCGAGGTATTGCCCCAATGCGTGCCGCCGCTGCCGCCGACAACGCCGGAGCCGCCGATCATGACCAGCGGCGCCGTGGCGTTGGCGGCGCCAGCCAGCGCATAACCGGCGAACCGGCAACGAACGAATTGCGTGTCGTTGCTATCCGAGAGGCCATCGACCACGTCGAAGCGGATACCCTCGCCGCCGATCGTCACCGTCTCCGTGCCGGTGGCGTTCGCCTGCATGGAAGCGTTGAAGTGCGTTCCGTCCGTGATCGAGGCGACGTAGGCCCCTCCCGGCATACTGGCGCTGACCACGCTCTCGCCGACCCGCAGGCCAGCCGTGGACGACACCGCGACGGCCTGCGACCCGGCCGTCAGGTTCGCGCCGGGATAGGCCACGCCGGCCGGTTCCCAGGTAGCCACATCGATGAGCGCGTGACGCACGCTGGCGATCAGCGGTCCCGCCGCGCCCGCGATGTGGTTGCAGTAAAATAAGATACCGCGAACATTGGTGCCGGAGAGCAATCGGCCACCGTCAGTCGGCGCGATCGTCAGCATGTTGGCCTGACGCTGGCCCGGCGTTTTTGGCGCACCGGTCCAGGTCAGCCGGGTCGGCGCGGACGGAACCGGGCGCGAAATATTGGAGTTCACCATGAACTCGGCGCCCTGGCTGACCAACGAAATATTTTCTTTGCTAATAGCCAACGGTTGGTTGACGAGCCCGTTCCCGTTGGGAATAAAGACCGTCCCGCCATAGCTATAATTTAAAACGCGCGCCTGACAGAAATTGATCGCCGCCTGGAGCGCCACGCCGTCGATTTCGTCGGTCAGCGAAATGGCGTGCGGATAGACCGCCTGGGCGGCGGCCAGCGATGGGTAATACGCCGAGAGCGGGTGCGAGGCGCCATCGAAGACGGCCCCGAAATCGCGCGCGTGAATAATATCGGCGGCGCGATCCTGGGCCGAACGAGCAACGGTGCCGCCGGTCGCGGTGTAGTAGAGCGGCCCCGTTAGCGTACCGCCGCTCAGATCGCCGGAGGCATTCGCGATGGCCGCGTTAAGATCCTCGGCGAAAAGTTGCTCGCCGGGTTGCCACGGGTATCCGGTCATGTCGTCGCCGCCACGAGTTCGCTGGAGGAAAGTTGCCGCGGCCAGTAAGCCGCGCGCCTGATCCAGCCGTTCAGCGCGAAGAGGCTGTTCTGACCGTCGGTGCCGAAACGGACGGTCGTGCCGCTGATCGTGAACGTCGTCGCGACCGGCCCGACCGCTGTTCCGTTGGTGGCGCCCGTGCTGGCGCCGCTCAGATAGGCGAACGCGGTCTTGTTGACGGCACCCATGGTGAAAAGCGGCCCCAGTCCCGAGAGCACGGTGGCGGCACCGCGAATGGACGCATTGAGCCGGCCGTCGGTGCCGACGCCAATGGTAGGGGAACCAATGTTACCGCTGACGATGTTGGCCGAGACGTTGGCCGCGCCGTTTGGAATAAACTCCGCCTGCCAGGTGCCGGTGGTGGCGTTGAAAGACGCGTCGTTGGGCATCCCCACGACATCGATGGCGCGTGCGACCGTCGTGCCGGTGGTGGGAATCCACGAAGTCGCCGCCGTGCCCGTCTCAAGCTGCGCGTTCAGAACGGAGCCCGTTACCGTCAGCGTCAATGTCCCGGCGGTCGGCGTGAACGTGACGGCGGCGCGTTGCGGAAAAGCGCCGGCGCCGACCAGCGTGCCGGTCGCCACGCCGCTGTAGGCGACGCTGCCCGTGCCGTAGAAGCTGAGCGTGGTGGCCGCCGCGGTGACGGTGGCCGACTGCGTGCCGAGGACGGCGCTGTTGAGCAACAGGTTGGTGCGCCCGTCCTCGACCAGCAGGCCGCGCAAGGCGTGGCTGACGGGGTCGTAGTCCCAACGCGGCGCGTTCGCCGCCGCCGTCTGAAGCGTGCCGGCGACATCGAAATACGTGGCCGTGCCGGCGCGCGTGACGGTGACGTTGGGCGGCAGCGTGCCGGGCGTCATGAAGTTGAGAGAAAGCGATGGGGGCGCCGGCACGGCCCAGGCGCTGCCGTTCCAGTTGAACATGGCCACGCCCTGCAACACCCCGAACGGCGTGGCGACATCCGGGCCGGCCTGCCCCGCCGGCTGCCACGCGGTGCCGTCCCAACTGAACGCCGCGACACCGCGCAACACGCCTGTCGGTGTCGCCGATCCCGGACCACCACCCGCCGGCGTCCATGCCGAGCCGTTCCAGATGTAGACGGCCACGCCCTGCAACACGCCGCTCGACGTGGGCACGGATGGCCCGGCCCGGCCCGCCGGGGTCCACGCCGAGCCGCTCCAGGTGAACGGAGCGACGCCGCGCAACACCCCGGTCGGCGTTCCAACGCCATAAGCGGCGCGTCCGGACGGCTGCCACTGGCTGCCGTCCCAGCCGAACGCGGCGACGCCCTCCAGAACGCCGGTCGGTGTCGCCACGCCCATCGTCGGATCGGAGACAGCCACGCTGGTTACATCGCGGCCGGGATCGCCACGGCGTTGCTCATGGGCGCGACGGTGGCCCCCATCGCGTTGGTCGCGGTGACGACGCAGGCGAGACTGTGGCCCGCGTCCTCGGGCTTCACTGTGTACGTCGCCTCTGTGCCGCCGTTGGCCACGCCATCGGCCATCCACGCGTAGGCATACGCGGTCGGCTCGCCGTTCCAGTTGCCCATCGTGCAGGTTAGCGTGGCGCCCTCTTGCGAAACGAACGGCACATCGACGTTGACCGGCGGCCCAGCGGCGGCGGTGAGCGAGGTCACCAGGGCTGCGATCTCGCGAGCGTGGGTGCGGTCATTGTTGAGCCAGTCGCCGGCGAGCAGCAGCAGCAGGCGCGTCTGATCCGCCGTGGTGTCGCGCGGCGTGGCGGCTCTGGCCGTCGGTCTGGCGGGCGCCGCCTTGTCGTCGTCGTCTTTGTGCGTGGGGTGCGTCGTGGGCGTATGCGCCATGTTATTTCGCCTTTTCCTGTGCCTTGATCCGTTCCTCGAGCCGCGCGAGTGCCTCGCGGTGCGCGGCGTCGTTCGCTTCCAGCGAGCGGCGCACGTCAGCAACCACCTTCCTGTTTTCGAGCATGGTCGCCTGCATCACCGTCACGTCGCCGCGAATGACATCGACCCGCTTTTCCAGATGCGCGATCGAGCCGACCCAGAGCGTGCCGGCGACGACGCCGCCGAGGATGGTGCCCATGACGGCCGTGATGGCGACCGCCACGCCGAGGTTGGTGCGGACCCAACTGGCGACGGATTCAGCCACGTCATTGTTCGGAAACGGTGTCCGTTAAGATCATGTGTTCAGAACACCGAAACGCTATATTCCGGACAGGGGGAAATGAGATGTCCGTATACGGTCGTTTTCGGACAGGCCCATTCTTGCTAACGGGCGCGATAAACATCGCTAACAACGTCACTCATTGGCCTCCGCCAACAGATCGTAAGCCCTCAGATTCACCAACTCCCCTCGGGAGTCTCTTTCGTAATGTCCACGCACCTCGCGCTCGATCATTTCTTCCAGGTCCATCCACTCGTGCCGATTCATGCGGATATTCGGATGCAACATGGAGAACGCGGCGATTACTTCCTTGGCGATTTCCCTGGCTCCAGCCCAGACTTCATCCGGGTCGTCGCTCACCGCATCCTCGGCACGCCACCGGCACAGGTCAGCAAATCAAATGCGAACCACACCAGAACGATCAGCACGAACGCGATCAAAACGACGTTTATGACCTGCATCACCACGCCGCCCGCGACGCCGAGCCAGCCCAGCACGATCGGCAACACGATGCGACCGATGGCGACGACGGCGCACACGATGATGAGCCAGATCAGCAATGACACGAACCATGCGGCGCTAAAGCACATCACACGCCCATCCACGCTGAGTTGTTGCCGAGGCCCTCATACATCGTGACCGGCTCGCGCAGCGGGCGCGTCAGGATGCTGTCGATGCTCTCGGGCCGGGCCTCGCGTAACCCCATGGCCAGTGTCCTGGCGGCGTCGGCCGCGTGGCTCGACCAATCATGCACCGGCGCGTCCTTGAACACGCCCATGCGGTCGTTGAAATCGCGGTGGTAATGCACGAGGCATTCGCGCAGCCGCTCCGTCCTGACCCGGTCGAACCAGCAGCGCGGCAACAGCATCTTGACCGCGTTGATACCGTCATCGATGTCCTGGCGCGGCAGCACGCGGACCTTGCGGCCATTGGCGCGCAGCAGTTCCTCGCGCGTCTTGCCGGTGCCGAGTTCACGCGCTCCGGCGTCGTGCGGCAACAGGTCGGTGCCATAGCGGTATGGCCTGCTGTCGAGCCATTGCACGTAATGCGTCAGCGGCTCGCCGGTGGCCTCGTAATAGTCGATGACGTGAACCTCGCGGCCGACAAGCTGCGCGCAGATGATCGAGGTCGCATCGCCGATGCCGATGTCCCAACCCGTCCAGACGGGAACGGCCGGATCGTAAGGCACGCCGCACAGCCGTCCATCAACATCCATGGCCGCCAGTTCATTGCGGTATATCGAGCCTCGGATCGCCGCGTCGAATGAAACCAGCATCTCTTGTGCATACTGGTCCTCAGTCAGCATCTTTCGGATGTCGCCTAGTTCGTCGGCATCCAGAATCCCGGTCTGATCAGCGCGCAGTACCAGCGAATACCAGTCTGGTGCGTTCTCCGACAATTTGAATATATCGTGGAAATGATTGCGGCCCTTCGGCGTGCCGATGAACACGGCCCAACCCTGCCGATCGGAGAGCGATGGACGCAACACTTCGGGCCACGCGCGAGGGTCCATGTCGCCGAACTCATCCAATACCATCCCGTCATGATATGTGCCGCGCAGCCTGTCATAATTGTCGCAGCCATAGAGCCTGACCCTGGCACCGTTGTTAAACGTCACCATCAAATCGCTCTCACGCTGTTCCACTCCCGGAATGCCGGCGGTGAAGCGTTTAAGATACGACCACGCAATGTCTTTGGCTTGTGCATATGTCGGAGTTATGTAAGCGTATCGACCAGCGTCCCTTGAGCATCGAAGCGCGGCGTCGATCAGATCCATCACGCAGGCCACCGTCTTTCCGGCGCGGCGGTGGGCGACGATACATGCCCAGCGTTGCTTGCGTTTATGAAACCCGGCGAACTGCGGACGCGCGACGTAGCCGAGTTTAAGTTTAGGAACTCTCGCGGTCGCCACGATCCACGCCTGTTATGATCATGACCGGCCCGCCATCGGCGCCGGTATGTTGAGTCACGGCGAGGTCTGGGATCGTTTTACGCAACAATCCAAGCGCCGCGCGCACCTGATCGGATGTCATTTCCAGCTTCTTTGTGGGGTAGCACGGATCGTTTTCACCTAAAGCAAACCCATTCAAACGCTTACAAAGCTGGGTAGTCTGTATCGCATCGCGCGCTCTTTGGTCGTTTTTCGGGTTCAACCGAGCCGCCACGATCAGTCCCGCCTCTCACGCAATGACGCAGCGTCCACGGTGACGGCGCGCAGCTCGCCGAGCATCAGCACATGCACGACGGCGACCTCGCCCGCGATCGTTGAGACGACGGCGTCGAGTCCGGCGAGCGAGCCGCCGTTGAGCCTGCACGGGGCGCCGGGGCGCCACACGCTGTCGGCCGGGGGAAGGTGCTGGCGGAACGCGTCACCCGCCTGTAGCGCCTCGACGGCGCCCGTGGCGACGTAGGTTGGATGATCGCCCGCCATGCACAGGCGATGCACGCCTCGCGTGTAGCGAGCGGCGACCCAACCCTGTCCGGGAGCGAGGGCGATGAACACGTAGCCGCTGAACAGTGGGGCATGAACGATGTCGGCGCGGCGTGGTCCGTTGCCGCCGCGACGCCGGGCGTAGCGCGGGAGGTATGTGCGGTAGCCCGCGAGGCGGAGGCCGACGCTGGCGATCGGCTCGGCTTTGGGATGGGTCTGCGCGACGGTCCAGCGGACTCCGCCGACATCGTCCATCGCCTCGGCATTGCGTCCGCACGGCAAAGCGCCGGTTTGCAGCGTGTCAAGCATGGATTCCCGCCATATTTTGGACACTGCCCAGAAAAGCGTCTCGTAGTCAAACGCCTATCGTGGCGCCTACGGGCTGACGCTCGGCGACCGGCGCCCGAAAATAATTTCCCCCCACCCCACAAATAACCATTGACGAACTTCACGTCAGATCGTATATCCCTGTCATCAACACAGACACAGACGAACAGACAGGAACACACCGATGGCCGACCTTCCCCACCTTCACATCACCCTCGGCCAGATGCGCGCGTGGATCGCCGCCCACGCTGACAAGCCGGCCGACACTCGGGTTTCGATGCTCATGGAGCACGGCATCAACGAAGACACGACTTACGCGAGCATCACTTCGGTCGGCGGGTTCAACTTTTACGAGGCGGACGGTGACGAGCCCGCGTGCCTGGCGCTGTCGCTCTGGGACAATGGCCCGATCGATCCGAGCGCGGTCGTTGGCGACAACGGCGCTGACTATCCCCTCGCCTGACCCCCTGGGGCTTCGGCCCCGCTTCCCCTGAACGAACGAAGGAACAGCGACCATGACCACCAAGACCCCCAACCAGCACAACATCGTCTGGACCGTGATCAATCGCTTTGGCGGCAAGACCTGCGAGAGCCAGGACCCGCACCACGATTTCAGCACCCTCGCGGAAGCCACCGCCGCCGCGGAAGCGGAACTGGCTGAAGCCCGCGCCACGATCTGGCGCGACGACGGTTCGATGACCTGTCCTGACGGCCGGACGATGTACTGGCACCTCCAGCCGACCGGTTACCGCATCCACTCCTGGCACAACGAATTTCTTACCACGCCGCCGGTTTTCGCTCCCGCGCCGCTCTCTGGCCCAGGTTGGGACGATGCCTGGAAGACTGGCCCTGGCCGGGACGCGCTCTGACCATGACCTTCGCCCCTCTTTCGCTCCCCGTCGCCGCTGCCCCTGAGAGGCCCGTACACGCCGCCGAGGCTCCGGCGGCTGTCACCCACGCGCCGCCCGGCGTCATCCCTCCAGGCGCCCGTCTGAGCGCCGCGCTGCGTATCATCCGCTGGACGGCGGGCACCCTCGCGGTGGAACTCGGCGTCAGCCCGAGCACGACGCGCAACTGGACGTTGGGGCGGCAGCCGTTGCCCGAGGTTATCCTGCATTGGGTCGAGGGCCTCGCGTCGCATCGGCTCGCGAATCCGCCGCCTCCGGTGCCGGACGGTCGGGTGCCTCGAGGGTAGCGATGCGGTTGAGCAGGCTTTCGAGGCCGTCGTGAGCGAGCGCGAGCATGACGCGGTCGGCGTCGTCGGCTCCGTCGTCGCCGCACAAGATGAGCAGCATGCTCAGGGCGCGGCGGATATGATCGGCGTCGCGCTCGGTTTCGGTCATGGCTTTCATTTTGCTCCCTGGCCCTCAGAACGCCCTCACGGGCGCCCAAGCCTGAACCCGCCCGTTGGCACCGGGTAGCGCCTCGCGGGCTTCCTGACCGCCTCCAGGCGCGCTGGCGGGGCATACCAGCGCATGAGCGCGGCGAGTTGGCGGCGTTCCTCTCTGGCGTGCGGGTTGGCGCTGTTGAGGCGGACGAGGCCGCGTCGGGCGGCTGTCTCCTGCGGGTCGATGATTTCGATGCCCAGTTCGCGGCGCATATGCTCGCGGACGGCGTCGGCGGAGAGCGGCGTGCGGCACCACAACGCCTCGAACCGCTCCCATGCCTCGGGGGTCATGAACGGGGCGCGGTGGGTCATGGCCGCCGTTCCTGTTCGCAGTTCTCCCTGATGCGGCGGGTTCGTTCGCACGGGCACAATGCCTCGCACCACCGCGCCATCGCCAGTTCGTCGTCGAAGTCGGACAGGACGCATGGCGGGCGGCGTTGGATCAACTCCAGCATCAGCATGGCGCGGCATTTCTCGGCGAGCGCCGGGTCGTCCATCCCGATTCTGAACTGGTCGAGGCGGATTTCACCTTCCGCGTCGAGGCTGGCGGCGACGAAATACCACTGCCTGGTGTCGTGCCCCGGTTCGATGTTCCAGACGAGCGGCCCCAGCGCGAGCATCGGTGTTTCGCCGACTCCTTCCATGACATGATCCGCGAACCACTGCACGGCGACGGCCGGTTTCACCTTCGATCCTGGCATTCCTGGCTTCATCATACTTTCCTTTTATCAAACGATGACGGTTATGACGGGTTGTGCATTTCACACGTGGGTCTGCGCGCGTGCGCGCGTATTATGTTTGATGGATATGACGCATTTCACGCGCCCCCGCCCGCCCGTCCGCGCAGATGCACGTGGGAAATACGGGAACCGTCATAACCGTCATCGTTTGACATTTAGCAATCGTCATGGCCATTCCCTGTCCTTGCCCGGCTCTGTCCTGGCGGCGTCCACCCGCAGCCGAATCCCGTCGATCATCCGGCCGCCCATGCCATGCCTACCGGCGGGAAACCCGTGCTTTTCCAGCACTCTGGTGAATCCTTTATTCGATCCCGCCTTCTCGCCGGCCTGGAGCGCCCAGGCCGTCCATGATTTGAACAGCGCGCCGCTCAACCCCTCGCAGTGGCGCCCGGTGTCGCAGCACTCGGTGATCCACAGCGCCGTCATATCCTCGCTGTCGAAGTATTCTTCGGTCGCCATGGTCACGACGGGCGGAGGCGCGAGCCTGACGTTGCGCCAGTCGGCGCAGCCCTCCAGCATCCACGCCAGAATCCCCGGCGCTTCCTCCCACAGCTTCTCGGACAGTCCGGGGTCGCGTTCGCTGGCCGGGATGGTCACAGTGAACGGGGTCAGGTTAAGGCGGGCTCGGATCGCCTCGTCCACCGAGCGGAGGCTGGGTTTATGGTTGCCGGCGATGGCCAGCTTGAACTGCGGCAGGTAGGTGAACGGATCTTGCCGCATGAAGTTGGCGGTGATCGGGTCGCCGCCGGTCACGCTCTTGATGCGCGCCTCGGCCCACGGCACCCCTTCCTCGGTTTCCTGCGACACCACCAGCCGCGCGCCTTGCAGGCGGGCCAGGACCGTCAGGTGTTTGCCGTGGCCGTCCGCGGTGAAAGTGTCCGGGCTGGCGGTCATGGCGTAGTCGCCCATGATCCGGCTGATGGTATTCAGGAACACGCCCTTGCCGTTGCGCCCCGTGCCGTAGAGGAACCACATGGCATGCTCGCCGGTGAGCCCGGTCAGCCAGTAGCCGGCACAGCGTTTCAGGTAGGCTTCGAGTTGGCGGTTGCCGCCGGTCACGCGGTCGAGGAACAGCCGCCAGCGCGGGCAATCCTCGCCATCACGCGGAGCCATGGCGGTACACTTCGTCATCAGCTGCGCCGGATCGTGCGGGCCGATTTCGCCCGTTTCCAGGTTCACGATGCCGGCAGGGGTGTTGAGCAGCCACGGATTGGCGTCCCAGTTGTCGGCCGTCAGGGCGTGGCGCCGGTCGGAGCGGGCCAGCTTTTCGATGGCGGCGACGGTGGAGGCGGCGGCCAGTTTCGCCCGCACCCTGTCGTCCGTGCTTTCCGGGCCGATGGCGCGGATGGTGCGGCGGATCAGGTCATAGACCCGGAGCGTGTTGTCGCGTTTCCAGACGCGTCCATCCCAGACCATCCAGCGCGACCAGTCGTCCACGTATTTCAGCGCGCGGCTGAACTCCGCCGAGAAGCGGAGGGCTATGGCGTCGTCGGTGAACTCGGGCGGCATGACCAGCACGTCGAGGTCCGCCCCGTTCACATACTGGACGGGCACGATCTCGGCCGGCGGTTTCTTGGCCTGCCGGCGAGGCTTCGCGGTTTTGGCGAAGAAATTGGCGGGAGGCTCGTCAACCATTGTCGAGGTACTCCCTGATCCGTTGGCGTATCACGTCACGGGACGGCTCGCGCAGCAGGCCCAGGACGAGCGTGAGCGCCTCGGCCGCGCCCTCCGCCTCATCGAGCAGGGTGGCGCTGAGCCAGTCGCGCAGTTCGTCCTGGATCGGCTCGGGGAGGTATCCGGCGCCGCGCCGGTAGGCGAGGCTCATCAATTCGGCCATGGCCTCGGGGAACGACAGGCGATCGTCGGCCAGATCGCTCCCGAGGCGCTCAGCCTCGCGCTTCAGGACCGGGGTTACGACGCGCCGGAAGTCAGTCGCGAAGCGGCTCGGGGCTCCCCCCCCGTCCACCGCCGCTCACTCCTGACCAGGCGGGTTCACGCCTGGACGTGCTCGACAAACGGATCTTCGCCGGGCGCGAACAGCCCGTCGTCCTCCGGCATGGCTTCGCGCGCGTAGGCCGGCAGCGAGCGTTTGATCGCCGCGTCCAGGATGTGTTGGAGCCTGTCGCGGGCGCCGTTGCGGAAGCGGTCCTGCGCCGTCTGGACCTCGCTCTCGGCGAGGATGGCGTCGATGGCGTCGGTGCCCTCGGCGGCGGCGAGGCGTGCTTCCAGTCCGTCGAGCCACTGGCCCTGCGTCGGCCGCTTCGGCTCCGCCGCCTTGGCCATGGCCTGCATCTGCTGCTGGCCGGCGGTGGGGTCGACGGCGGGTGTGGCGTGCTCAATGGTCGGGCCGGCGAAGCTGTCGCGGGCCGGGCTGTCGGCGGCTTCCTCGGCCGTGATGAGGCCGCGCAAAACGTCCGGGAAGGCGTCGCGGACGGCAAAGCCCCTGGCGCGCATCTGGAGCATCCGCCTGGGGTATTGCTGCCACGGCCCCGACTTGCCCCAGAGCCCGGCTTTCTTGGCGTCCTCGACCGAGAACGAGCGGACGATCGGCTCGGCGCCGACGCGGATGGCGGTGCAGGTGGCCACCATCCGATCGGCCTCGCCCGCCACGGTTTCGACGATATCCTTGCACACCGCGGACTGGCGGCAGAGCCCGAGCACCGCGTCGCCCCAGACGGCGGGGCGGCCGTTGATGACGGAGATGTTTTGCAGGCTCTGCATTGGCGCGAGGCCGAGTTCGTCGCCCATCTGGACGGCGAGGACGATGCTTTCGGGCTGCCCCTTGTAGGCGGGCGGGACCATGCTCGACTTGGCCGCGAGGTTGGCGAACTGCACGAGGTCAGCGAACGACTGCGGGCGCAGCCCGGCGGTGGCCGGGTTGGTTTTGACGATGGCGTTCATGTCAGCGTGTCCTGATGGTGAGAGACGGCAACCCGGAGACGAGTTCGCAGCCGGGCACGGCCTCGCCGCTCTTGAGCACCGCGAGGATGGCGCGGAGGTCCGGTTTCCTGGTGGTCTCGGTGACCACGTAGAGGTCGGGGATGGCGTCCGGGTCGGCGACCTCGGGCTTCTGCCGCCCGCTCGTCACGCTCGCGGTCAGATCCTCCATTTCGAACCGCCGCATGCCGTTTTCGTCGAGCATGGCCATGGCCGTGCCGCGCATCATGAGCGCGCGGGCGGCGTAGCGTTTCTCGCGGGCCTTCAGCGCGTCGGCGCGCGTGCCCGCCGCCTCGGCCATGGATTCGGCATGCACCACGGCGCGGAGCAGCCGCGACAACGCTTCCTCGACGTTCGCCTGTTCCGGGCCAAGCAGGTCGATCAGCGCGGCCTCGTCGTGTTCGAGGTCGGGGTCTTCGGCGAGCAGCCGGGCGCGGGCGGCGTGCCACGCGCTCATCACCGCTTCGATGCGGAGGCCCGAGGGGGGTCGGATTTCGTTCATGTGTTGACTCCTTGACTAAAGACGCCACTTGTCATACACAGTTTGCCCATACAGCGCAAGACACAGGATGCCACCTTGACACACAAAAAGCCCTTTACGTTGCGATTGGACGACGAATTGCGCGAGCGCGCTGAGCGAGTCGCACGGAGCCAGGAGCGCACGCTCACGTCGCTGATGACGTACGCGCTTGCCCGTGAAGTGGCTGAAATAGAGGCCAACACGGCCCGCAAGCCCGTCACGGATCAACCCCGGGCAGCCTGAGCCACTCCGGCACCGGCACGTCGGGCTGGGGCACGGCGCGCGGGTCGTCGCGGATGGCGGCTGAGAAGTCGAATGGCCGTGTTGGCGGCGGATTTGTGTTTGTGCTAACCTGAAGACCGGTGGGATGCTTTCCACACCCCACCAGCCTCCGGCGGGCTACAGACGGATCGCGAATACGATCCTGACCCGTTTGTGGCGATGTGCTAGCATCGTTTTCTCCCACGGTTGCGCCGGTCAGGTGATTCTGGCCGGCGTTTCCGTTTGTAGAGCAGTCCCCGAACAATTCCATCTGACGCGCGCTCACGCCGGCGGTATCCACGTCAGGCCCGGCTTCGTCCGCGTCACCGTCCGCCCCGCCCCCTTGGCCCCCTTGGCCCCGCGTGGCTTCGCCGCCCGCCGCACCGCGCCCATCTCCGGCAGCGCCCAGATCGCCACCATCACGTCCTCGCGCGCGACGGGACGCACGATCAACTCATGCAGGTTCCCATCGTTGCTGATGAGGCCTACGGTTTCGCATAAGTCGAGAGTTGCCTTAGCCCAATTATCTGAATCACGGCGGCTGATCGGCACCTCGATCAGCGCGTTGAACCGGCAATCCACGGGCGGGATGCCGCACAACTGTCGCCGCAGTTCCCAGCCCGCCGAGAATGCCCACGCGCGGTAAGCGGGCGAGCGGACGCGCGGCTGGCCCGGTGCCCTGATCCACAGCGCGTTGAGGCTGGGACAGCGCGGCATCGTCACCACCCGATCGGGCGTGGCGTCTGACCAGTGCGCCGTGCCGCCGCCGCTCACGCGAACAGATCCGCGATGACGGCGGCCTTGGGCGCGGGACGCTGAACGAACAGGTCGGGCTGCCGATACGCCTGCTCGATGCGGCGGCACGCGATGTCGAAGTATCGTGGCTCTATCTCGATTCCGATGAAGCGGCGGCCGAGCCGCGCGCAGGCGACGCCTGTCGTGCCGCTGCCCATGAACGGATCGAGGATGGTGCCCTTGGTCCGCTCCACCAGTTCGGCCATGAGGTTTTGGTTTTTCTCGGTCGGGTGGCCGCTTGCCTCGATGCCCGTCAAACCCGGAAAGACGACATAATGAGACATGACGCGGCTTGCGCGCTTTCGCCCGTCAGCATGGAACTCGAACACGGGTTCGTAATTGTCCGGCCGGTTGCTGTTTGAGCGATGCCATACGTGAACGGCAACGAGGGGGCGCGGAACGCGCGGTCTCGCCATCTCGGTCCAGAACACCAGCCAATGCACCGCGCAAGGCTCCATTCGGAAGGTTGCGCGGGCGGCCTCAATACCATCGGTAAAATGGCCCGCGCCGTTCGGATACGGTGGATCGGTCACCACGGCATCGACCGGGCCAAGCATCGGCAGCACGTCGCGGCAGTCGCCGAGGTAGAGCGTGGCATCCCCGATCCGCTCGACGCGCGGCGCGCTCACCGGGCGGGTTCCTTGACGGGGTATTTCCCGCCGTTCGCATCCGCGATTTGTGTCAGGCAGACGCCGCAATAAGGCCGCCACCACTGGATAAACGACGCGTGTCCCTGACACCTGACGCACGTCAGGTCATGGAACGCCGAACGGCCTGAAGCCACGAACGGCGGGCCGCTCATGACGCGTCCGCCAGTTCAATCTGCCTTGTGTCGGGATACCGGTCGCGTTTTGCGTTGGCGTCGTAAGCGGAGAACGGCACCGCCCGGTAAAGTCCCGTGATCGCCCACCGTTGGAACTGCTTCAGGCCCCGGTAACGGGCCGGATCGGTGGCGCGGCAGTCGAAGACCATGGGGTATGGCTCGATGCCACGCTCCACCATCCGCTCGAAACGATGATGGATGCGCTCCCACGTCTCGTGCTTGTCCCAGCCCACCAGCATGTAAGCGCGCAGATGCCGGGCGGGCACGCCGGCCGCCTCCAGCATGGCCACGCCCCGGAAGAACACGCCTTCGTCCTTGAGGTTGTCCCATGCCGTGTAAAGACGGCGCTCCGAAAACCTGTCGTCGCGATACTCCACCGTCGCCAGCGCCTCGGCTGCTTCCGGCGACAGGTGGCGCACGTTGATGCCCTGGTTCAGACAGACCTTGAAATCGCCGTCGCGGATTTCGGCGATGCGATCACGCCATTCCGGGGCGCCGAAGAAATCGTTGTCCAGCAAATGCAATTTCCTGGGATGTTCGGGGCCGCGCCATATCTCCGCGATGCGGTTGGTCGAGCGCGCTTTGCCCTCTTTGGCGGGCACCACACAGAACTTGCACGACAGGCGGCAGCCGCGTTGCGTGAAGCCGATGGACGGCTCGAACGCCGGATACAGTGAATAGTCGTAATGCTCATATGGGCCGATCTCGTCTTCGACCGTGCGCTGGCTGGCCGTACCGGTTCCACCCAGGATCGCGCCCGGCCACGCGGCGAGGAAGCGTGCGATCTTTGGCGCGCTGAATTTGAAGATGGTTGAGCCGTAGACGCGATCGTAGTCGCCCTCGAACAGATCGCGCTCGGCCTGGTGCGTGAACGTCACTTCGTCGCCGCGCGCCTTGTGCCAGTGCGCCAGCTTCATCAGCGCCAGGTTCGGGAGAGACCCATCAAGTTGCGTCAACCGGACGCGCATCAAAAGACCCCGGCGCCTGGGGAGGTTGTCGCGCGGCGCCGGGGGATCGTTGGCGCCAATTCCGTTGCTCGTCTCACTGCAACAGCGCCCAGAGCGCCCAGATCCACATGCCGACCACGACGGCGGCGACGGCGCGAGCGGCGAGGGGGAGGTGGCTCATGCGACAAGATCCTCTCGTCTGAAAGTAGCTGGCGAAAAGTATTGCGATATGCAGCCAGCACGCGCAAAGACGCCGCCGTGGTCAATAAAGGACAGCGATAATGAAATGGCGCATTGACTATTCCGACGAAACCGGCGCGGGCGATTTCGATCCGGTCGAGTATGAAGCCCGCGATTTGGCCGAACGAGAGGCGCGTGAACGGCTCGCGAGCGCCGATATGCCATGGGCGGTCAGGGCGCGGCTGTTCGCCGTGACGAACGATGGTGAGCCCGCCGACGACCAAAGCGGCGCCGTCACGATCAGGAAGTAGCGGCATCATACGCCGCACCCCGCGTCTTCGCAGGCCAGAGCCTTCTCGTTCAAATCGAACGGGAGGGTGCCCTGGTCCCTGACCACGCGCGCCATGGTCGCGTAGTCCTCGCGGTCGATGCGAAACGTCGCGCCGCTCTTTTCGCGGGTGCGGGTTTGCTTCGCGTTGACTTCCATGTTTTCCCACCACGTCATGCGGGCGGGATGGTCCTGATACATGCGTGAGAGCGCGGCGCGGCTCTTGAGCATGCAGCCGTCGCAATTGCCTTCCCACGGGCCGGACAATCGTAAATCGAACGGCTGCGCTTTCCAGAACCGCAGCACGTCGATTTCTTCGATCCCCGCCGTGGCGAGCGGGCAAATCGTCGGGTAGCCGTCCTTTTTCTGCTTCGCCGGATCGGTGGCTTTATTGACCCTGGCCGGTTCGTCGGCGCGCAGACCAATAACGTTCAGCCATTTCCGCCATCCGCGCGTGGCGATGATGAAGCGCCGCATCGTGCGGATTTTCAGTTCGACCGTGCAAAAGCGCGTGACCGGGTTGGGCAGGAACTGCCGCGCCCGCACCACCGCTTCGAACGGTTCGCCGTCCCGGGCCGCGCTGTTGTGCGAGACCTCGCGAAATGTCGGTCCATCGTCGCGCGCGTATTCCAGCCAAATGATCGGCGCATTCCACGCCGCCCCGCAGTCGCGCACGAAGTCGAGCGTGGCGGGCATCTCGCGCCCGGTGTTCGCGAAGCAGACCACCACATCTTCGGGAAGTCGCCCGCCGTGCGCCTGGAGGATGCGGTGCAGCATGTACGCCGACGTGCGCCCGCCTGAGAACGAGATCACCGCCGGCCCATGGATCAGGAACGGATCGCTCATCGCCAGCCGGCCGGGTGATCAGGTCCGGCCTCCCGCGTTGGACATTTTCGCGGGATCGGCGCCCCGGACTTTCCGCGTCCTCGCCGCGCGGCGTTTTCGGTTTTGCTCTGGCTTTGCCGATCGTACGCCATTTCCCGTTGCCGGCGCATGACGCGCCCGACGACGCGGGCCACCAACTCGCCGATCGGGATGAAGTCGCGGAGCGGGCTCATGCCGCCCGCCGCCCGTATCGTTTCGACCAGCACGCGAGGCACCACGCGGCGTCAGCCACGCCCGCTTCCACCGCTTTGTCCCGGCGTGTGAACAGGTCGATGGCGTCCAGCCGCGACGGCTCCACGCCCGGCCGCAGCGCGAAAACCTCCGCCGAGCCGCACGCGCAGGACGGGAACAACGCGGCCACCTAGTCGGCCAGCGCGGCGGCGATGAACGCGCGAATGCGTGCCCGCGTCGCCCGCCTCGGCTCGCGACCGTTTCTCAGATCCAGCACCAGCACGGGGTCGCCCATGACGGCGAGGCCGAACGTCGAGGCGGACATACCGGTGGCGCGCAAGAACAACTCGACGCTGGCCAGGATAGGATCGGTATCGCTGTCGAGGTCTGGGCACATCGCCCTATTCCATAGGATTCAGCCTATGGCGTCAAGCCCGGCGATCATCCTACGCCAATCCCTCTTGGCAATTTCCTATGACCGGATTAGGATGCCCGCGATGGCCGATCCTGACAGCGCGAGGGAATACCTCCGGGCGTCCCTGCCCAGTGGACGGAGGCGTCGCGCGCGTTGAGCCGCAACCCGACTTACGTGCAGCAGTACATCAGGCGGGGCAAACCACAATATCTGTTCGACGCCGACCGGCGCATTCTGGTCCGGCTGTATAAGCTCGACCCGGAGAAGTTACGCCCCCCGGTCAAGCGAGCGCGCCGCCTCGGCCGCCCGCCGGAGAATGTCGGCGGTCAGCATCTCGTAGACGCCAACATCGCGCAGATATTGCTCGACACCCCGCAGGCGGCGCCGCTGCTCCGCGCTTTCGCCGGCATGTCCCCAAGCGATCGCCGCGCCATTCTTCAGCTTGCCAGGTCCATCCCGCGCGCCGCCAACGATCCGCCCGTCGATCCGGCGCGCGCGGTCGCGATAACCGTCTAAAGACCAAATTTCTCCCAAGTGTGAACTCCCCTTCACCATTGATCGGAGCCGACGAATTTCGTCCCGTGCGTAGGATTAGCCTACGCGCCGCTTGACCTTTATATAGGCAAAGTCCTACGATGCCTCGAGCAACACGGCTTGAGGCTTCCAATGTCATCCACGACGAGACTGTCCCCGTCCCCGCCGGTCGGTCATTTATCCGACACTGTCCGCGACATTACCTTACCCGCCACCCCTGGCAAGTCGCGTCTTGTATCGGAGCCGTTATCATTACACTGTGATTGCGAGGACGGTTGGGTCTGGCGAGGCCGTCGCGGCCCCAACGATCCAGATGGCGACATGGAAAGATGCGAGGCGCCGGGTTGCGAGTCTGGTGTCATACACATGCGCTGTGACACGCCCGGTTGCGCCGGCGAGGCGACGGCGGTCGTGGACGGCGAATATTTCTGCGAGCCGTGCGCGGCACACGTTCGGGCCGAGGCGGACCTCGCGGCGATCGAGGCGTTGACGGACCATTGCCGGGCCAGGGAGCACGCCATCCCCTTCACCGTGCTCTACGGCGCCGTGGCCGCCGTCCAACGCCTACGGGGCGAACGGACGTGAGTGAGCAGGCGGACATCGAGCAACTGGCCGACGAAGTCTCGCCGTGGTCCGCGTCGATCGCCACCCGGCTGCGGGCCGTCGCGTGGCGCGTGGGGCGGCTGGAGCGGGCGGCTGATGAGATCGTCGATGACGCGAGGCAGACGGCCCTGGCCCGGCACGGCGCCGTCCTGGCCCTCGTCAGGCGGGTTGGCTGACATGACCGGGTGGTTGTGCGTCTTCACGACGCAGCACAAATGGCAATGGCATTTCAACGCCGGGGACGCGGGGATTTACCAATGCCATCGCTGCAAAACGATATCGGTCGGGTCGCCGCGATGACGGCTTACGAGCAACGCCGCGACGCCATGGCCCGCATTTTGGCGGCGTCTCTCATGGGTTTGGTGAGAGACCCGACCGGCGCGAAATTACCGGAAGATTGCTGGCGGCAGATGGTGCCGAAGGCCAACGCGATCCTGTTCATCGTGTCGCGTGGCGTCGAGCACGAGACCGCCGGCAAGGCGCTGGAGCACGATCTTTTCCCGGAGGCGGCGGAGTGATGTGGCTCGATGCCCCGGACGGACGGCGGTAACGGCCGGGCCGCCCAGTACCACCCGCTCGACGCGCGGGCGATGGAGCGGGCGTGCCGGAAGCTGGCCGCCGATCTGCGCCGGGAATACGCCGCGGGCTGGGGGCCGGTGCCGCTGACCTGCCCGGACGGCAACCGCTTCGGTGGGCGCGGCAACACCATCAGCCGCCTGGAGGCCGCCGATAGCCTCGAATTACAGGCTGACAGATGGGAAGCGGAATGGCGAACGGGCGTCCTGAACACGACCGACCGGCCCAAAATCGGGTGGTGATGGCGTGCCAGCATGCCAGCATGCCAGCATGCCAGCATGCCACCACGGCATCATGCGGCGGGAGGCGTCTCGGTGGATGCCACGATCCGAAGGCTGGGCTTCTTGCCCTCGGCGCGCTCACGTTTTGCTTTGTGGTATGCCGGAGCACTGCCGCGCCAACCCAGCTTGAGCGCCAACCGCCACTGGGTTACCGGCCCCGAGCCCCATTCTGCGCGTCTGGCTGCGGAGTTGGGTCGACTGGTGGATCGAGCGGGCGAGGGACGTGGGCCTGCACCCGTTCCCCGACGAACAAACCGATTGACACGCGACGCCTTATGCACCACTTATGATGCATGAACGCATCATGGAAAACTCCCATGCGACGGCTGTCGGTCAGCCTCACCGAAATACAAATGAAGCGGCTGTGGATGATGGCCGAGGCTTACGGCATTTCGGTCGGCGAGGCGCTGCGGCGCATTCTCGACCGGGACCAGTACAGAGAGAAATGACAGAAGGCGGGCCGGGCGGTGCAGCAAACACCGTGATCCGGCCCTGACCAACACCGAGAAGGACCCCCGGCATTGGCTTACCGCTACATAATTCCCCCGTTCGCCGCCGTCACCCACGGCGAAACACGATCTCCCGTGTCCGCGAACGGCCGCCCCACCGCCGCGCTGATGAGCCGGGGCATGGAGATTGTCACCATGAGGTTTTTTGTTCTGGCCGCGATGTTCGCGGCGTCCATCGTCGTCGCGATGCCGCCGAAGGCGCACGCCGGCAGCTGCACCACCACCTGCTACGGGTCGGGTAGTTACCGGACCTGCAACACGTACTGCTATTGACCGGGATGGCCCGGCCGGGTGAGGGCCGGGCAGCCTCTCAACTCAGGATGAAGTTGATGCAAGCGGATCTCGACCTCAGACGCAAACAGATCGCCTGGGAAACCCCGCGCAACGTGGCCATCGTCGCGGGTGCCGTGGTCGCCATCTCGGCGGCGATCGGTGGCTGGACCGGCTACCAGATCGGCCGGTTTCCATCCCCCGCTGCGACGCAGATCGTCCTACCACCCGGCACCGTCATTCAGGTGCCCCAGGCACCGAAGCCATGACCAGCACCGACCGCCGCCGCCTCGCCGCCATCCTCGGGATGCTGGGCTCCGAGTTCGACGGCGAGCGCGCCGCCGCCGGGCTTCAGGCCGAGGCGTTTCGCAAGCGCCACGGGCTGACGTGGGAGCAGATGCTGGCGCCCCCGCCGCCCCAGGCCCCGGCAGAGCCCGATCCCTACGCGCACGCTCCGCCGCCGCCGGCGTCCCCGTTCGCCGATCATGAAAGGCGATGGGCCGACCCGGCATGGCGCCGTCATAATGCTTATGAAAGGGGCAAGGGGTTTGCCGTCGCCGCCGGGGCACTTGGGGTTGGTTTGGCGGCGGTGATGCACGTCTTCTGACGAGTTAAGGCGGCGTCAGAGGGTTTGTCTGTTGGGAAGATGGGCCAGGGAGGCCGCCTTGCCGGCCGAGAAAGCGCGCGGTCGCTACCGAGGCCCGTTGTGTTCCTGATGGAAGTCCAGCCATCTCACGCAAATATCTCTGGCCGTTTTGCGAGAACAAGTAATCACCGATACTGTCCATGTTCCGCTTTATCATCCAATTCTGGATAACGTCAGCCGCTCTCCCCGGCAGGTCCAGCAACCGCTGCGGGCTCAGTCCTTTGAGCAGCCCCACGGCCCTGACACCAGCGGTGTTCCCCGCCGCCTCTTGCAACGCATTGGCGCCGGCCTGACGTGGCGCGGTGAGACTGTTCATTCCACGCGAACGGGCCACGTTTTCCAATGTGCCCATGAAGTTTTCCAGTCCCTTAAAAGCATCGGGGTCCATGGCGGCGCGGATCGCCTCCCGTTTGTTTGTGTCGCTCCACAACTGCCGACGCAACATTGACGGGTTAAGACCCTCCTGAGATTGCGTGGTTTTATCAAATATATCCTGAATATAGGCCCGCGTCCCGGCGTTCCACTCGGATTCACGTCCCGCTTTGATGAATGTATCCCTCGATGCGGCGATCGCCTGCGGATTGGAACTCTCGAACACCGGATTGAGAATGGCGCGTAATTTCTCGGTTCCAAGTTCACCACCGCGACCGACGACATCGGCCAGGCGCGCCGCCTCGCGCAATCCAGGCGCGGCAGTCTCGCGGGCAGTGGCGTATGTCGGGTAAGCACTATCGAGGTTTGTAAGCAATCGTTGGCGAACACTGTCGAGCGCCATTTCACTGGTATGCTCCCCGGCCTTGCGCGCGGTGCCCACCGCGTCATCAAGTTTTCTCTTGGCCAGATCCCACAATTCAAAATCTGGCGCGTCGATGTTCGCGGCTTTGCCGGTCAGATTGTGATAGTCGGACGCTGCGGCCTTGAGTGCGTCCTGAACGGCGGGAAGCGCCTGGAGTTGCGCGAGATCCGGAGACATTACCTGACCTCCGGCCTTCGCCGCGTCATAGGATGGGCGGGCCTCGGCATTCGCTTTCTGACGGACGATGCGTTGCGCGTCCTCCGCGCCTTGCTGAAACTGTAAGGCGGCCTCTGTCTTATCCGCGACGGGCGAAATGTTCTCGGCGGCCTGATTGAATGCGCCAACTACCTGTGGGCGTTGTCCGGCATAGAATTTCTGCGCGGTATTCGCTGCCCTCGGGCCAGCCGAACCGGAGGCGTAAACGTCTTCGAGATTGAGGAGTGATGGCAACCCACTCGCCTGACCTGGGGTTAAATCTATTCCCTGATTTTTTGCTCTGAAATAAGCCTCTGCGATGTTTTGCTGAACAGCGGGATCACGCATGCTCGCCAGATCATAAGAACTGACGCCTGGAGGATTTGGACGTACTGGCCCGCTGAACCGCAGGTCACCCGCTCCCGCCAGTGGCGCGGCCATCTGAAGCGCATTGACCCCGGTCGGAAACGGCCGCTCGGCCATCGCGGTCTGCCCGATCGCGGCGAACGGCGCGCCCAGGCTCCACAACAGGTGATTGAAGCCGGGTTCTTTCGGTTCAAGCGCGAAGTATCCGGATTTGTTCGCGGTTCCCTCTCGCCGCTGTTCCTCGGCCACCTGCGCCGTGGTCATTTGCGTGTCGCCGGGGGGCATTGCCGGCGACGGTTGCGGTTGCGTTCGCGCTGGCGCTGTTGATTGTTCTGCCTGCGCTGGCGGCGCTACCTTGTTCATTAACGCCTGCAAATCGGCGTCTGACGGTGTCGCGGTATCGGGCGCGGCCTGTTTCGCCGCTGATGTCGGAGTGGGACCGCTTCCTTGGGACGGCGCGATGGGCGCGACCTTGTTCATTAGCGCCTGTAGGTCGGTATCTGAGGGGGCCGAGGCCACCGTTTTCACTCCCCCAGGGTGATACTCGAAGTGCATCGGGTCGCGCGTGTCGCCTGACCACCCGCCGCCCCAGGTCAGGCCGTGTTGCTTGGCGATGTCGCCAATATTGGACGGCAGATCGCTGTCGGTGTGGGCGCCCCTCTGGTTCCACTGGCTGTTGATGTCGATGGCATGCCCGAAAGAGTGCAGGCTCGGCGTGTCGGTGCCTGCGATGTTGCGCGGGTTATAGCCGCCGCTCTGGCCCTGATCGATCTTGTAGCCGCGCCCTTCGAGGTCGGTGAGCAGGCCGGTAAACGCATCGGCCGCGTCCTTGGCGACGGTGAACTTCACGCCGGAGGGCGATGTGACCTGGGTGAGATCGACCACGGCTCAGTGTCCCGGCATGGGCGCGGTCAGCATCACACCAGGATTTTGGTCCACCAGTTTCAAGGTGCGATAGTAGGCGGTCTTTTGTTCATTGGTCATGCTGGCCAGCATCTTCGTGCGTTGTGGGCCATCCATTTGATCAATCAGGAACGCGCGAGGATCGTGGGTGTTCTGCCAGTTGGACGCGAAATTTCCGAAATCAGCCGGCTTTCCGCTCTGGGATTTGAAATCGGTGTTTATCATTTGATTCATGCGTTCCATCCCGAGCAGGACCGGCCAGACATCCTTATTCGCCAGCGTGGAAACATGAGATCCGGGATTGCCTGTGACAGCCGACGCCAGTGCCTGGTCCGATCGCGCCGACAATCCCTGCGAGTTGATATATTGCTGAGTATATTTCGATAGCTTATCGTAATCGGCCTGTTCGATTGACTGGGCATCCCATCCGAATGTTGATGCCACGGTCATCAGGCGGCTTTTGACGGCGTTCATGGCATCAGCGCCCTGTCCGGTCGTTACGTTGCCAGACTTCAGGAGATCAATCGCCTGGACGATCGGGAAGATACGCTGCTGGTAGCTCGCCGCGTTGGCGTTGGACGTGTTGAACAGGTCGGTTGATGCCTTCTGCGCGTCCAGATCCGCCTGCGACGGCGAACTGACGCTTGAGCCCGCGCCGAACACCGGGGCGGGCTTATTCGGGGATGGACCAGGACCGCCGCCCGGTGCCGTCGCCGGTCGGGGCGCTCCTGCTCCGGGCGCCCCCGGCGGGGCGGGGGCCTGTGTTCCTGGCGTCCCTGCTCCAGGCGCCCCTCCGCCCTGCAACGCACCGGGCCACACCTGGGCGGGATCGACGCCGCGTTCCTGGAAGTAGGCTCCGCGCGTGGCGTAATGCTTCATCTGCGATGGGTTCGCCGGGTCCGGCGCCTCGACCGGGGCCAGCAGCCATTGCTGGTATGCCGCGGATTGACTGGCGTCCAATCCGGTCGGCAGCCCTTGTTGCCCGCCAGCCGCAGGGTTCACGGCTCCCGTGACCATGTTTTGCGTGCCGCCGATCGTGTTGCCGTTGGGACCGGTTTGTCTGAACGGCACGCCATTCCCGTGCAGTTGCAGTTGCTGCAACGCGTCAAGGTTGGCGCCGATGCCCTTCAATGCTTCTTGCTGACGTTCCGGTTGAGACAAGGTTTGCAACCGGGCGAGCTCCGCCAATCCCCCATCCGGCAACCCGGCGGCATGACCGGACGCTGTTATCTTCGCGAGGTTCTCGTCGGAGGGATCGGCGATCAGCGACGCCTGCCATTTTCCGACCATGCTGTGCAACGCCCCGGCCTGATTGATCTGCGCCCCCCGCAACTGGGCATTGTTCGTCAGGTACGACTGCATCCCCATCTGCACGACCGGCCCCGCCGCCGCCGCCCGCCGTTGCGCGTCCTGGTAGTCCACGTTACCGTTCTCGTCCGTAGCCTGCTGGAGGATGTTGCCGAGCGCCTGCTGCGCCTGAAGCCCGCGCGTCTCATACACATGCTGCGCGGCCTGGGTGCCGGCCTGGATGGCGGCGAGCGGGTTGACGACGGCCGGATGCGCGATGCCTTCGAGCACGGAACCGGCACGCTGGCCCTGGAGCAATGCGTTCAGTGAATCGCCCATGGCGCGTCCCCTTCGCTATTTCGCGGCGTCGTAGATCGCCTGCCCTTGAGCAGGAGATATGCCGGTGTTGCCGTAGCCGCCCAGTCCAGGTTGTTTCAGAGCGTTATTGAGCACCTGATAGCCGAGGTAGTTGTTCACCCCAGATGTCAGCGCGTTGCCGACGCCCTGATAGCCCGCCGCCTGCGCGAGACCCGCCTGATTGAGATAATTGCCCGCCGTGGCCGCCGCCTGCGTGCCCTGCGCGCCCGTTTGGTTGGCCGCGTTCTCGCCGATCGTGGCGAGGCTCTGCAACCGGTTGAACTGGTTCGTCAGGTTGCCCTGCTGGGCTGTGTTCATGTTCAAATAATCGCCGAACCGTTGCTGCTGGACATTGAATTGATCGAGATACGTCTTGTCGGCCAACCCCGTGGCATAGGTGGCCGCGCCCTTCAGCGCCGCGCCGGAAACGCCGAGCCCGCGCGCCGCCGCCGCGCTCTGCGTGCTCTTGAGCCCTTGGTTGAGCGTGAACTGATAGCCCGGCGTCTGCTCCAGGTCGGCCTGCGTCATCTGGCCGGGAATGTGCGCCGCCGCCTGCGTCACGTAGTCGGGGCCGCCGCCGGTCTGCCCGGTCTGCGCGACCTGCAACGCGTTCTGCATCGCGTCCGAGCCACGCTCGAAATAAGGGGCCGACGTGGTCCGGTTGAGATTGTATTGCTGTTGCTGCTGCCCTGCGGCGGCCTTCGCCGATCCTGCCGCCGTCTGGCTTCCGAGGATCGATGTCCCGGCGCCCAGAACCGCGCTGCCGGCAATCGCCGCTGCCGTCCATGGCATGGCTCAGTCCTCCATCTGTAACAGGTGCTCGTCCTCGATCTCGACGCCGTCCGTGCCATGCAGCGCGTGGATGCAGGCGAATACGACCCCGTCCGTCAGCGTCGTCATCGTGTGTTTGACGCCGGCCCTGATCAGGATGCCGGCCGGCCCGGTGTAGTCGCCCAGCACCACGCCATCCGCTTCCACCCGCATCGAGCCGTAAGCCAGCAACGTGATGTGGTCGTAACGATGCGCGTGGGTCGGAATGATCGTTCCCGCGTCGGCCACCGCCGCCGTCTTCACGAACAGGTCATCCGTCAGCTTGATTTCGACTGAAACCGGCTGGTTCGGCGCCCGCTTCATGACTCCACCCGCATCGAAACGATCAGCGTTATCCGGTCGGTTTCGCCCTCGTTGACCGTCGAGTGCGTCTTGAGATTGTCGAACAGCCAACACTCGCCGACGCCCATGACCACCTGCTCGTCCTCGCATGTGGAATAGCACCGCGGGTTGGTGGCGAGCGGGATATAGGCTTTCGTTTGAAAGAACGTGGGGTGCCACCGTCCCCGGTCGTCGTGCGGCTTCACCTGTTGACCGCCGGGAACGCGGGTTATGAGCACGCCGCCGAGTTGCACCGCCTCCAGCCGCGCCATCAGCGAGAACACCAGCGGACGCAGGTGCGGCAGGGCGGCCCAGGCCGGATACATCACGGGAACGAACGGCTCCGCGAATGCCTCCCGGCCCGTCAGCTCCGCCGGGTCGCGGAAACGGACCCAGATATCGTCCGTGCCCTCGAATGCCCCGGCTCCGCCCGTGCGCGCGGTGTGCGCGTTCCACAACTCGGGTTGCCGGTGAAGATCGAGCACCAGAGGCAAGACATCGATGCCGGTGGCGACGAGCGCGAAGTTTCTCATACCGTTCCGATTCCCGCCCAGTAGAACCCCACGGCCACACCCGCGCCGGCGGCGCTCGCGTAAACATTCGCGCCCGTCGTGGTGGCCGTCACCGCGAGACTGACCGCGATCGGC